ATGCAAATATACCAATAAAAAATAAGATACAATGAAGAAGTACATTCACCTGAAGAAGGAAGACCGCGAGTTTATCGCGAAGGCGTTTGGCATCACGCCGCGTATGGTGTTCAGTGCCGTCCACTTTGAGAGCGACTCGGAGCTGGCTCGTAAGGTGCGGAAGTTGGCGATGGCGCGTGGCGGCATCGTGATGGTTGAGGCTCCGGAGACAGAGACCCTGTTTGATGCCGACGGCTATATGCGCCAGTATCTGCCCGGCGGCGTGCTGTTGGAGTTCAAGTATGCCGACAACAGTTGCACGGTGTTCGTGCGGGGCGAGGAGCAGCGTAAGTTCGAGCATGTGTTTGTGAGCGACATCCCGTATATCCAGGAGTTCGCGGGTAAATTCTATAGTGCCGCTGCCAAGCAGCGTCCTACGGAACCGGAGCGTCAGATGGCATAAGGAGGCAGCGATGGAATACTACGGCAACAAACTATGCGTGAGCTATAAGGAGCTGATAGACGGCGGCATCATGAGCGTGCCGAACTACAAGGCTATGAGCAGCCGTGGCCGTTTTGATGTTGTCCGCCGTGGTAACCGTTCCAGTTGCGCCCTGATCGCCGTTGACAGTCTTCCGGAGAGCTATCGCGAAGGAGTGCGCCGTAAATATCCGGACGGCGCGATGGTGCTATTGGTTGGCTGGGTGACGTGAAGGTTATCGAGCAGCTTGAGCCCAACAACTGGAAGGTAGACGCCTACTACCTGCCCCATGAGGACGGCAGCATCACAGACGTGTATATCTGGCAGGGGAACTGCTACATCGACAAACTGGAAGACGTCGGCACGTTCAACACCGCCGACTGCGAACAGACTGAGGCAGACGAGGCCGTGAAGCTGAAGCAGCAGAAGAAGATAGCCAAGTTCAACAAATGGGTGAAGGACAACGAGATTGGCACGGTGGGCGTGGCGGCGAAGATCCAGGAAGAGCCGGAAGCCATATCATTGGCGTCCATAGAACGGCCTGAGGAAACGGAAGAGGCGGACGTGACGCTGACTGAGGACTACGGTCGGAAGGCTTTAGAGGACTATTAAGGGCCTCTGCACAGCAGCGGCGTACAGAACCCGGCACGATATAGGGGCGCGGGGTTGTAACTCCGCGAACAGGACGGGCAAGCTCCGCTAATGGAAACAACATTTTAATGATATTAGAAAGGACTTCGAATTATGATTACAGAAGCGCAGAAAAAGAAGATTTTGGAGGCGGTGAGAGCCAACCGCCCGAACTATCCGAGCGACGCGAAACATGCGGCAAGCTTGGGCATCAGCACGAGTGTGTATAGCTCCATCAAAAACGGGCAGACCGCCAAGGCGTTGAGCGACGGCAACTGGATAAGCATCGCACGCAAGCTGAACGTGAGCCTTCGCCCCGGCATGGAGTGGAAGGCAGCGAAGACCCCGACGTTTGACTTCATCACGACCCAGCTGGAGCTGAGCCAGCAGTCGAGCCTTAGCGCGATATTGGTAGACATCCCGAATATCGGCAAGACGTTCACGGCGAAGTACTACGTGAGGAGCCATAAGAACGCCGTGTATATCGACTGCTCTCAGGTGAAGACGAAGACCCAGCTTGTGCGCAAGATAGCGAGCGAGTTTGGCGTAAGCAGTGGCGGCTGGTACCACAACGTGTATGAGGACCTGTGCTACTACCTGCGCAGCATCGACCACCCGTTGGTGATCCTCGACGAGGCCGGCGACCTGAAGAACGAGGCGATGCTTGAGCTAAAGGCAATGTGGAACGCCACAGAGCGCTGCTGTGCCTGGTACATGATGGGCGCTGACGGTCTGAAGGAACGCATCAGGCGGAGCATCGACCTGAAGATGGTGGGGTACACCGAAATCTTCTCGCGCTACGGCAACCACTACTCGAAGGTTACCCCCGACGACGGCCGTGAGCGCGAGCAGTTCCTGAACGGCCAGGCGAAGATCGTGGCCAAAGTGAACGCTCCGGAAGGCACAGACATTGCCGCCATCGTCAGGCGTAGCAAAGGCGGTCTTCGTCGCGTGTATACCGAGATAGAGAAACTAAAGATGACGCAGGGATGAGCAAGCGAGCATACAGCGTTCGTGACATCGAGGCGAAGAAATGGGTGACGCTGCCGTGGGGCGAGAAATGGAGCTCCCCCTTTGGTTATCCAGCCGACAACGCCCGTTGGTTCATCAGCGGGGCGAGCGCGAGCGGCAAGAGTTCCTTCGTGATGCAGCTGGCCAAGGAGCTTTGCAACTACGGCAGGGTGCTTTACATGAGCTACGAGGAGGGCGTGAACCAGAGCTTCCAGCGTCGGTTGGGCTATCTCCACATGGACGAGGTGCAAGGGAGGTTCCGGGTAGCGATGGGCGACACGTGGGACGAACTGGTTGCACGGCTGAAGAAGCCGAAGAGCGCGAAGTTTGTCATCATCGACTCCTTCCAGGTTGCCCCCTGGGACTATCCCGAAGCAGTGAAGCTGATGGAGACCTTCCCGAAGCGTTGCTTCATCTGGATCAGCCAGGAGAAGAAGAGCCAGCCATTAGGCGGCGGCGCGGTGAGACTGAAATACATCTGCGACATGAAGGTGCGGGTCGTGGGCTACAAGGCGTACTGCCAGGGGCGTAGCATCGGCGAGGCCGGTAGCTACTTCACCGTGTGGGAGGAAGGCATACTGAAGACCAGCAACCAGCTATAGCGGCGGAGAGGGCAGCTGCCCAGCAGCGGCTACAGAACCCAGCGAGATATTGGGGGCGCGGGGTTGTAACCCCGCGAACAGAACGCTCCCCTGGAAAAAATGGCAAAGAAGACTGATAATTATTAACTAAAACGATAACGGATATGGACGAAGTGATTGAGAAGATAGTGGCTGAGGCGAAGAAGCAAGTATCGGAGTTTGGTTACAGCGACCAGTGGAAGATACTGAGTGAGGCAGCGCAGCGACTTGAAGACTTGGGGCATGAAGCCCTGAAGTTGGAGTATATGATAGAAGAATTGGAAGGAGGTGAGGAATGAGCGAGGAAAGCAGAATGATAACGGTGCGCGCCCCGCACGGACACATCACCCACGAGCGTTTGGTGCTTCATGGCCTCCGCTGCGGCTACTGCCAGGGCAACGGCTGGTTCTGGGGTCACGATGAGATTGGCGAGAGCGTGAAAGAGCCCTGCCCGATATGCAAGGGCCGGAAGACGGTAGAAGCCGAGGTGAGGATAGAATGGAAAGCGGAGGATGGCGCGGGGTTGTAACCCCGCGAACAGAACTGGAGGGTATAGAGACTATAGAAGCTATAGACATGATAGAAACGATTAACAATAAACTATTAAGATTATGAGTAACATTTTGGAGAATTTGAAGAAGCGCCTGCATGTGTGGCATGAGGAACGTGCGGACCGCATGGAAGCCGCCCGCCAGGCAGAACTTGACGAGGCCGCCCGCAGAGAGGTGAACGTGATGGAGTTCAACGGCGCGCTCTATCTAAGTGTTAGCGGTGTGCCTTTGTTGGGCATCGGCGACATTTCAGGCGACCTGCCGACCGCCGTGCAGGCAGCCCGTGAGAACTATAAAGACTGGAAGGAGGAGAAGCTATGGGAACGGAGAGGAACTACGCACGCTTTTACGCTCTTCTGAAGAAGATGCCGTACGCCGACAAATCGACCCTCGTGGAGCAGTACACTCATGGGCGGACGACCCATCTTCATGAGACGACGGCGAACGAGTACCGGACGATGTGCGACGAGATGGAGCGCGTGACGGGCTATGCCGAACGCAGGAAAGCCCTGCAAGCCCAGCTGAGGAAGGCGCGCAGCGCGTGCCTTCGGCTGATGCAACAGCTTGGCGTGAACACGACAGACTGGGCGACGGTGGACAACTTCTGCCGTAACCCACGAGTATCGGGCAAGCGGTTCGCCCAACTGGACGAAGAAGAGCTGACGACCTTGCAAGTGAAGCTTCGGATGATCCAGAAGCACGGCGGTCTGAAATCCCGACCGAAAGAGCACCCCAAGCCGGAGCAAACTACGATATACATTCCCTTAGGCGGAGACACCGCCGAGGCATAAACAATAACCCATTAAAAACAAAGAACAATGGCAAAACGAGTTAAGAAAATCATCATTACCGGCGTTACGCGCGAAGCCGCCGACGAAGCCTTCGCGAAGTATGCCAAGGCCGATGCCGAGAGTGCGAAGATGACAGCCGACATCGAGCTTCAGTGCGCCAAGATCCGCGAGAAGTACGCCGGCCGCCTGGCCGAGCTGGATGCCGCGAAGACGGTAGCCTTCGACACCCTTCAGAGTTTCGCCACAGAGAACCAGGCTGAGCTGTTCTCGAAGAAGAAAAGCCTCGACATGGCTCACGGCGTGATAGGCTTCAGGACCGGCACGCCGAAGCTGAAGACGCTGAAGGGCTTCACGTGGGCGAGCGCTCTGCAGCTTGTGAAGGAGTTTCTCCCGGCCTATGTGCGCAAGACCGAGGAGGTTGCCAAGGATAAGCTGCTTGCCGACCGCGACATGGAGGTGGCAGTGAAGGACGGTACAGGCGAGGTGAAGCTTAGCCAGGAGATGACACGTTGCGGCATCCAAGTGGTGCAGGACAAGACCTTCTACGTGGAACCCAAGAAGGAGGAGACCGCATGAAGCGCAAGGTGATACGTCCCGAGAAAGTGGCACTGTGCCGTCTGTGCAAAGGCACGGGCACAGTTCCGGGCAAGGACAAGCATGGCCGCTCACTGCTTCGCGTCTGCCCCCAGTGTGAGGGCAGCGGCCGAGTGAAGGTGAGCGGCGTGATGGAATTTGACATTCAACCCTACAAGGAGAAATAGCGAGCAATGAAGAATCGTCGTGGAGTAAGTTATCAGAAACGTGTGGAGGAGATCAACCGGATATACGACCAATGGGCCAAGCGCGGCGTATCGAACCGCGAGATATGGCGCCGGTACGTATATCCCCGCTATGCCATTAGCGAGCGCACGTTCTATAACATACTCAACGCGAGTGCTGAATCCAAGAACGTGATAGCTGACGACTGCCGTCAGCTATTGCTGTTTAAGGATGAGGACTTTGAGTAAAGGCGACGGCTTGTAAGCCGCCGAACAGAACTAAGCAAGGACAGATTATGGCAAGCGACATGGAAAAAGGCCTTCAACAGGTCATCAGGAACATACTGAAAGACATCAAGGTGGAGCTTGGCGACGAGTTTGACAAGAACTTTGAGCGTCAGGGCTTCTTTTCGGAGAAGTGGCAACGCAGGAAGAGTCCTACACGTGCCGGAGGTGCGATACTTGTAGATACGGGCAAGCTTCGCAGGAGCATCAAGAGCACGAGCACGTCTGACAGCATTGTGTTTTCGAGCGACCTGCCCTACGCCTCCATACACAACGAGGGTGGCGAGATCAAGGTGACTCGCAAGATGAAGGCCTACTTTTGGCACAAGTACTACGAAGCGACGGGATCCTTCGGCCGCAAGAAAAACGGAGAGCCAAGGAAGGACAAGCGGACGGTTCAGCTGAGCACAGAGGCCGCGTTCTGGAAATACCTCGCACTGATGAAGGAGGGCAGCAGCATCAAGATACCCAAGCGGCAGTTCTTAGGCGCTTCTCCTGAGGTGGAGCAGTCCGTGCGGGAAATCATCGAAGAGAATTTAGGAGAATATTTCAACGACGTAAAACTGAAATAATCATGATGAGAGAAGAATTGTTTGAGGCCATCAAAACAGCCATGGCCGGTACGGAAGTGAAGCATGTGGACCTTTGGAACCACAACGTAGAGTTTTTGGAGCAGGAAGATACGTGGCCAATGCCGGCATTGTTTGTGGAATTCGGTGCCATCAGCTGGGAACCCATATCCGGTCTTCATCTTCGCGGCACGGGTGAGGTTCGGCTTCATCTTGTAACGAACTGGAGCGAGGGCGGCTATGAATCGGCTTTTAACTTATGCAGCGAGGTGAGTGTGCGTGCGTGCGGCCTGAGCGGAAAGTCGTTTGACCATCTTCGTCTTCTCCGTACCGAGACGAACCACAACCACGAAGAGATATTGGAGAACATCGACACGTACAGCGTACGTTATTTGCGTTATGGCGGATAGCGGTTATAGAAGCTATAGATGCGATAGAAGAAGCCCCAGCGGGATTTACTGCCGGAGCTTTGTTGTGGTGCCACGAGGCAGCGAAAGGGCTCAGAGGGCATTCTTCTTGAAAAGCATCATGTCGGTATATGAGGAACTGTAGTTCATGTGCTGGTTGAAAACTCTCAGCTCAGCACCCTTGAATGGATTTCCTAAGCCGGGATTGCGCCCCATCCACTCACACAATTCGAGTATGGACGATTTGTTGGAAGTGAAATAAACAAATGAATGCCCTTTCAGTATCTTAATGACATCGAGATAGTCGGTCATGCCCCAATAAATGTTGTAAGTGGAGACATCAGTGGAGAGGTATGGCGGGTCAACGAGAAAAACCACTCCAGGGCAATCTTTGTATTGACGGACGAGTTCCTTGTAATCACAGGAAGTGATTTCAAGACCATGAAGATAATCGTCACACACTGGGTTGTCGTTCTTTCGGATATTGTTATAAAGAGCTTCTTTTCTCATTCCATCAATGTCCGTCTTGTATTTCATGGAAAACATGAGAGACGAAGACAGCGTGATGAAGTCAACAAAGCCACAGTCCAGTTCTTCCTCGATACGGTCAAATATCATCTCACGCAATGGGTCACGGATTATCTTATGCCTTGGCACGCTGTCGCCCACCATTTTCCTGATGTCGGCAATAAGGTGATTGGTGCGTGGAATGTTGTCTATGCGCCTACGATAATTGTCGAAGTCATTATAAACGACCTTAGAATGTGGTTTGAAGTGCTTTGTAATATGAGATAGCAGCCCTGAGCCGCCGAAGAGGTCAACAAACGTAGTGCCATCGGGGAACTGTTGGAGGACCTTGATAAACTCCTTTGCGAACATTCGTTTCTGGCCGACGAATGGCAGCGGTGCGGAAAGATACAGCTTGCTCATACATTCAACTCGAATTTCACGTTGTCGTCTCCATCGAGCAGGAGCCGCGTCCGCTCCAGGTTGTTCTCATAGATATGCACATTACCGATGTTGAGCGTTATGGATTTCAGAGGCAGCTCTATCTGCCTTGCCATGAGATACAGATGGTAGAGGTCGGCTGGCAGTCCAAGGTTGGCATCGCTGCTACGCTGATAAGCCGTCATGACCAATTTGCCTTTCTCTATCTGGAACTGCACCAGACTCAGGCACGGGGCTTGGTTGGTCTCCACCCCAGTGGAACCGAGGAACAGCACATAGTTCTTTGAGCTACGTTTCTCGCGGTTGATTTGGCAAATGAGTGGCGGCAGCTTCTTCAGATACGTCGGATAGCTGTTGACGAGTACCGGTCCGCAATAGTCCCACCAGCTGATGCTGGCCTCCCGGTATTTATCAACGTTGCGCTCGCCCTTCATGAAGAGCTGCAGTTCGCTTTTCAGTTTCTTCCTTGCAATGGGATGTCCCTCGAAAATGTCCAGAAGGTCAGCCGGGGTAAGCGTGAGCTTCTCATTGAGCAGGTAGCGTATTGTGCCTTTTTTGTTGGTCTGGGTTCTGCCGCAGGCCAATACCTTTTGCAGAAGTTGATAGTATTTGTTCATATTGTCGTGTTAAAACCACGGCAAAGATAGGAAGCAAGGGACGTAAAGTCATAGGTGCAGACGGCATTCATGCTGCAAGCGGCATGCAGTAGAACGGCACAAGACTACTTACCCCCCCATGGGCATTTCCCCCACACTCAGCCCGGAACCTCTTGATGAGGTCATAGACTTTTCGCTCGCAAATATGATAACGCTGAGCAAGTACCACTACGATATATGATACCTTCTCGCCTTTTGAACGCATATTTGCATAGTCATTGTATAGTTCCACATAGTCGGCATCTTCAAGCCGGATACCCGCACGGCGTAGATTCTTAATCAATTCCCTGTTAAATTTCAGCACTTCAATTACCGTCATATCCAAAAAATATTTGTACCTTTGCACTGTCTCACTTATTAATAGCGCGTGGCGCACACAAGAAAAAACCATCTGCTGGCGACGAGGGTATATGGCCCCCGGTTGTGCCAGTAGATGGTAACTTGTGTTAATTAGTAAGTGAGACGACTATTAACAGGCCGGGGGCTTTTTTTTTTACCGCCCACCCCCGCGGGCGTAAGTTCAGACAGCGTAATCTTCTATCTTGAAAGCATCCTTGAGTTTCCATCCGTCGGCAATGGTCTGTTGGATATAGGCAAGTGCGGCGGTGTAGAAGTTGCGGAAGTCATCAAGTTGGCTGAAGACCAAGACAAACATTAGATTATGAGCCATATTAATGCGGCGATGGTCCCTCCGACTACGGTAAGTAGCCATTCGGTGAGGTCGAACTGGTTGCCATATAGCCGGTCTTTGAGTTCTAGGCATGTGGCAGCTACGACGGCAGCATAGATGCCGGCATAGGGTGAAGCAGTGAGCCATGAGATGATGAAGCCACCGATGAGATGCTTGTAGTGGTTGGAATTTTTGAGAAATGCGATAATTTTCTTCATAATTGTTTGGAGTTTAAAATTAATTGTTTAACTTTGCGCCAACGAGAGGCAATGTAGGAGGCATTTCACATGTCGGCATCGAAAGATGTGCAGGCTACGGAATGACCATTTGTCTCTCTCTTTTTTTGTTTAGATGAATTTCATCATATATACTAGTTCTCCATCTGTTACTTTACACTTAAATTCTATATTTTGTCCTTGGTAGTCTACCTGGTAGACGCTAAATTGACAATTATGGTGTCGTCCTTGCTCCATTCGCACTAATTTTGCATTAGGTATCCACTTATGGAATTCTGTAGCTGTTTTGAGCAAATGTATTACATTGGGATCGTTCTTCGCTTTTGCCGCAGTCTCGGTAAAGAATTTCTTTCCGACGCAGACAGTATGCCCGTCCGCAGTTTGGATGGTAGTTCTTTTGGCGGGCTGATTATTGATTACTGTGGATGTAAGATTATCATCCGCCCATTGAACGGCTTTTTTATTAGCGTCTCTAAATTCTTGTGGTGTGAGCCTTTTCTTTGTTCTTGCGTTTTGAGCTTGTCTAATGAGCCTACACGCTTCACAGAGTTCATTTTCGGGTACGAAGGCGAGGTTAACCTTTCCCTTAGCGATGTCGCAGTCGCGGCATCGCCTGATGGTGTAAGGGTTGTAGTCGGGCACGGCTTTCTGCTGCTTACCGGGGTTGAATCGGAATATTCCCTTCGTGTCGCTTTGCAGCGCCTCCTCTCCTCGTGCCATGGCCTCGTCGCGCGGTGTCTGCGGCTACTTGGTCTTTCTGACCTGTACGACGGTGCACCGGCAGTTCCATCCGTTTGGCGGGTAGTAGGTCTCCCAGAAAGGGTCGGACATGGGCAGTGTGACTCCGTTGAGTGCCGCGTGCTCCGGCCGCACCTTATCATCTCCGGCGGTGCGGTACTGTAGGTTGTAGCGGTCTCCATCCTCAGCGTACTGTTCCCATTTTGCCGCCATCTCGGCAGAGGCGTGGACGAAATTGTACTCAGCGTGGAGATAATTCTGGTTGTATGTCTTGTCGATTTTCTGAACGTCGTTATAAAACTGTTCGAAAGACTTTCGATTGCCATTCTCATCGAGGAGCGAGGGGAAAGCCTCGTTGAGCTCGTGGAAGGTCTTGAGTCCTGAGAAGATATAGTCGGAGTGCGTGAGCCGCTGTCGCATGGCCTCCGTCATTGGCACTTTCTGAAAAGCCTGGTCGAGGATGTCGGCATGCGTTGAGATGAAGTGCTGCGCCTCGTCGGAAGTGAGAATATTGATGTCGAGTGTGGCCCCCCTCTGCCGGAAGAGCGCGGACATAAGGCCGGAGAAAGCCTCGGTGAGTCGTGTGCGGATTTTGTCCTGCTCATCCTTGGTGAGGTTGATTTGAGGCGTGAAGCCCTGCAGAATCTGTGCATAGCGTTGGTGCAGCCCCACGTAATGGATGGGGCTCAGTCGAAAAAAGAGGCAACGGGTGACGCGGGGTTGTAACCCCGCGAACGCGACGGCTGGGAAGCTGCATTTTTGGCTTTCTTAGGGTCGATTGGGTTCTTGGGGTCGTTGGGGTTGTTGCCATCATTATCTTCTCCATCGTCGTCTGTGGGGTCGTCTGGGCCGATGGGTGCTGTGGGGTTTCGTCGGTCGCCTACTGGCATGGAGTATTTCTCGGCGAAGTATTTGGGGTCAACGTCGTATCGGTCGGCAATCATGGTCTCGTATGCTACCTGCTGGTCCGGTGTATAGGTGATGGAGTCGACCCAGTCGAAGCGTAGGTTGTCGACGGGGAATCCGTGTCGGACCATTCGGGGAATGAGCTGGTTGTTGACGACATCGCGGAGCATGTCGGCGTCGGCGTCGATGATGTTATGTAAGACCTGCAGGTGTGTCTGTGACTGTGAGAGCGAAGAGCCGTCCTCGATGGTCATGGTCTGTCCGATAATGAGCTTTGAGAGCTCCGAGTTAGCCCGGTCGACGCGCTCGTTATAGACATTGAAAGCATCGCCTCGTGATGATTCGACGAACTCCAGCTCCGTGTCGAGGGGCAGGACTGCTGAACCGGCGAAGCCGAGTGCCGCGAGCTGCTCGTTGATGCGCTTCCGCTCCTTCTCGTCTCGTGTGGAAGTCTTTGCCACGCGGAGAGGCATGCCAAAGATTTCTCCGAAGGCATCCCAGAAGGCGAATATGTTTTTCTTGGGTATTGTGTGCTGCGCTGCCTTGAGATAGAGCCCGAGATCGTCGGGCTGCCCAGCCTCGATGAGCCACCCGGAGAACGGTGGCTCATGGTAGTCGATGCCCGTAGTCCAGTCTTGTCCGAGATCGGTGATGACGCGCCCATACTCAGGAATGACATGCTTTCGCGGGATGAGGGCGACGCGGCTGTAGCATGGGCATCCGTCGCCATCGGTGACGACATCGCCGAGCTCGATGAGCGAGTGCCCCCAGTAGCGGCTGTCTAGTACGAGTCGGCAGAGCCGCTTGAACCATGCCTGGTCGAAGTAGTGGAGCGCCTGTTCATCCTCCTTGCCGTTTGCATCGACGAGTTTGAAAGACTTGGCCATGACGAATCCCTCGCGCTGCGCGACGCAGCCGGAGAGATGTGCGTCGACCTCTACATCACGGTATATGTCGTAGAGGCGTTTACGGTTGGGCGAATCGACATTGATGGCCATCTGCCAGGCGACACGCCAGTCTGCAATGTCCTTGCGTGTGAGTGCATCGGTGGTGCGCTGAAGGCCGATGACGACGGCCTTGACCTTTTTGGGACTGTTGGCCTTGGCGAGGTTGAAGTCGCCGTATGGAGTGTGGAGGAGGCCGTCGGAGCGACCTGTCAACTTGCTGAAGAATGCTTTTATATCCATTGCTTTTACGGGATTATTGATTTACCCCGCCATGATAGCGGGGCACGGAACGGATGAATTACCAGTTATGTCTTAGCGGTGGCTGGGAGGTAAGGATGATGCCAGTGGAGACGGGTTCGCCCTGCGTGTCGACGGCAGCGGGGAGGTCGGGTACGATCTTGCCTGCCTGTACGCCCTCCAGCCATTTGACGGCCCTCTCGTACCGCTCCTTACGGATTTCGGAGTCGAGTTTCTGCGGCATGGCCGATACCATGTGGTAGAGCGCGATGTCGCAGGTGTACATGACGATGAGCCTGTTGCGGCTGTCGCCCTCGGCAGCGAAGATGGCGTCGCAGTCGTATGTCGGGCGAAGGTATGAGGCTATTTCCTCCTGCGCCTCTGCCTCGGCGTTTGCCCGGTTCTGCTCAGAGGTCTGTGAGACCACCTTGAGATCGTTGTCGCCGATGACAACTTTGTAATCTTGGTCAGTGATGAACATAAGCTGATGTTTTTGAGTTTACCATGCGTTGCGTGCCGTGGGTCGCCGTGCGATGATGGGCTGTGCGGACTCCTGTCGCGAATTGCGCTGTAGGAGCCAGATAGCCCCCTCGTCGGCATCGGGTGCATCGTCGTGGACACGCGAGCCCCTTTCGAGCGCCAACGTCTGCTCGATGCCCACCTGCATGTCGGGCGAGTCCTTGAGAGCTGCATTGTAGAAGACGAAGCCCCGCTCCCATAGCGGCGAGACCGCCTCGATGCGCTGAATCTTCTCCGGTTTCTTGCGTTTGTCGGGCATGATGGGCAGCTGGTAGCCGCGGATCTTGCCCTCGGCCTCGAACTCGTCGAGGATGATGTCCTGCATGAAGTTTGCCTCCATGAAGAACTGCACGGCAGCCACGTCGCGGGTGCGCTCGTAGAGGTCGTAGAGCCAGCGTACCATGCCCGATACCGTGTCCTGCCTGACGTAGCAGTCGATGAGGTGTAGTTCGGGGCCTATCTTTCCCCAGAGCCGTGAAGCCTTGTAGTCGTTGGCCGTGGTTGACTTGAAGGAAGGGTCGGTGTAGCAGATGAGCTCATCATATTTGGAGAGCTTGGGCATCTTCTTGAAATGAATCCAGTCATTTCGGAAGATGGTTCCATCGACGATGGGGTTGTGCATCATCTCCTTGTTCCACGCCCGGTAACCGACGAACTCAGCATAGGCCTGTGCTTCCTGCTTGGCCCACTTCTCGCGCCATACCGGCTCTCCGTTCTTATCTACGGCCTGAATCTTTGAGAGGAAGACCCCGTGCGTGTGCGCGATGTTATAGAGGACGGACGTCTTGGAGATAAGGTTTCCGACCATGATGAACCGTCCGCGTCCCACGTCGAGTGAGCCGAAGAGTGCCTCCTTCACCCAGTCTGTGAGGTCGTGTACGCGCTTCTCGTTTCTGCAGAGCTCGTCGTCGTCGAGGTCGTCGATGACGATGTAGTCTGGTCGAGCCTCCCGGTCACGCAGTCCACGCGGTGACTGCCCACGCCCGCAAGCGAGGAACTTTATGCCTCCTTTGGTCTTGAACTCCCCCTCCTGCCAGTCTCCATCAGACTGCTGTAGGCCGAAGTCGGCAATGATGCGCTGGTTGAACTGCAGCTCAGCCTGAATGTCACCGAGGAGTCGGTCTGCCGCATCCTCGGACTTACCGACGATGACCATGAAGTTGATGAGCCTCTTGGGCTGGAACATAAGCCAAAGCGGCATGAATATGTCGAAGTGGGTGGACTTGGCGTGACCTCTCGGCCACATGAAGACCGCCTTGAGGTTTGGCGTTGCCTTGACCTTTCGTGCCGCCTCGTTGTGGAAGGGTGCGTTGTGGATAGTGCGTATGACCTCGCCTGTGGTTTTGTCGCGCAGCTGCAGGAAGTGCGGAAAGTAATACTCGCAGAAAGCAGCATAGTTGGCGAGGAGCCTGTTTTTACGCTGCTCTCTCTCGGCATCGGTTCCCTTCTTGAGGAGCGCGGTGTCGGTAATGGCCTGCACCTGCTTGCATCGTTCGCGCCAGAGGTCGTAAGCTTGTTTTTTCTCTGCTACTGTTGCCATGGTGAAGAGTTATTAGGGCTGCTGCTGAGCAGCAGCGTACGGTACCCAGCGGATGAGGGCTACTTAATACCCATCTGCTCGGTGATGTACATGTCCTGATACTTGTTGATGACCTTCATGAGCTCCGGAGTCACTGCCGGGTCGGTCTGTGAGCGGTATTCGAGCCACTTGGAGAAGGCCATGAAGACCTCGATGGTGTCGACGACATTCGCCTTCTTGTCGAGTTTCTCGATAACGGCGGATAGTTTTGCCAGTTTGTCGCCGAGCCCTGCAATGAGGTCCGGGTCTCCCGACGAGTTGACTTGCGTGATAAGCGTGTCGATGGTGAGGAGGAGTTTGTTGACGAGTTCGGGTCGTGTGACACTCTTAGCCGCCCTTGCCTCCTTCCAGCCCCCGGCCGCACACCATTTGGATATTGTTACTCGCGATACCTCTACCTTCTCAGCAATCTCTGCCTGGTCCATTCCAGACATGTAAAGTGTACGTGCGAGGCTCTTTTTCTTTTCTGTCTGCTCTTTTGTCATGATGAAAAATTGATGATTACGGTGCAAAATTGGCCTAATAAATCGGTACCACAAAAAAAGTGTGCAATGGTTTCATAGATGTATGCAACCATTTCATACTTTTTTGGCGGTGAGCGAATTAAGGCGTAATATTGCAACCGGAAACGCGCACTAAGCGCAGAAGACGCAATGGCAAAACGAGTAAGAATATCGAATGACCGGCTGAACAGCTACGGTACCCGTGTGCTGACCTCAGGCATGGACACGAAACAGTATGAGCGCAACCCCGTGCTACTGTATATGCACGAGCGCGGCAACGTGATAGGCTACGTGAAAGACCTCGAAGTGAAAGACGGCGAGGTGACGGGCGAGCTGATGTTTGACGAGGCCACAGAGCTGAGCAAGCGCTGCAAGAAACAGTTTGAGTTTGGCAGCCTGAAGATGGTGAGTGCGGGGCTTGACATCATAGAGATGAGCGAGGACGGACAATACCTTGTGGATGGCCAGACAAGTCCGACGATCACGAAGAGCAAGCTGTTTGAAGTGAGCGTAGTCGATATAGGCGCGAACGACGATGCCATCGTGCTGAAGAAAGACGGCAAGCAGATAACCCTTGGCAGGGACGGCAAGTGCCCTCTGCCATTACTGAACAATAACCATCAAAAAAGAGAAAAAATGGAAAACAAGACCATCGCCCTGCAGTTGGGGCTGCCGGAAACGGCTACAGAGGCAGAGATTACCGCCAAGCTGACCGCCCTGAAAAGCGCGGAGGCAGAAAAGAGCAAACTGGAGCTGGAGAAAGCCCAACTGGAAACCGCCCGCATCACGGGCCTTGTGGAACGCGCCATCGGCGAGAAACGCCTTGGCGAGAGCAACAAGGAAGAGTTCATCAACCTGGGCAAGAAAGTAGGCTGCGAAGAGTTGGAGAATGTGCTGAAGGCCATGCATCCCCAGGCGAAGCTGACGGCCATCCTGAACGGAGGCCGTGCCAAGAGCGACGAGGATGTGCAGTACACGAAGCTGAGCGAAGTGCCCTCGACGGAGATACTGACCCTCCGTGAGCAGAACCCGAAGGAGTATGCCCGTCTTTACAAGGCCGAGTACGGCATGGAGCTGCCCGAATAATAATTAGAACCCAATAAACGACAAAAAGATGAGAAAGAAAACAATCTTGAAAGCAATGACGGCCCTGCTGTTCAACAGCGTGATGGGCATCACGGTGGCCCTCGTGCTTGGTATCAATCCCGTGCTTGGTGCGGTGCTGGCCAATGTTGCAGCTGCCTGCCTTGGCCAGTTTGCCCCGCAGGGTGCTTTGCAGGCCGGTGTGCTGACAGAGGTATGGACAGGCGAGCTTGTGAAGAGCCTTCGCAGCGGTCTTGAGGGCAGCTGGCTTGACGGCATTCCCGACCAGAGCTCCCTTGTGAACAACGACGTGATTCACCTTGTGGACGTAGGCATCGACCCCGACGTGCTTGTGAACAACAAGACCTATCCCATCCCCATCCAAGAATTGCCGGACGGGGATATCACCATCGGCCTTGACAAGTTCCAGACGAAGGTGACGCCCATCACGGACGACGAGCTCTACGCTCTGAGCTATGACAAGATGAGCCGCGTGAAGGAGGCCCATGCCAACGCCATCAACGACTCAAAGTTTGCCAAGTCTGCCCATGCCCTCTGTGCGAACAGCAACACGACGACCACCCCCGTTCTGACCACCACGGGCGCGCGTGAGGCCTCGACGGGCCGCTTGAGACTGTGCGTTGACGACCTTGTGAATATGAAGCGTTCGCTGGACAGACTGAAAGTACCTGCCGGCAACCGCCGCTTAGTGCTTTGTCCCGACCACGTGAACGACCTGTTGATGACGAACCAGAGCTTTGAGCGGCAGTACAACATCGACCGCAACACAGGCAAGGTGGGCAATCTGTACGGCTTCGACATCTACGAGTATGCCAACAACCCCGTGTACACCACAGCAGGAGTGAAGAAGAAACTGGGCGAGGCCGCCGCCAAGGGCGAGTTTTCCTGCTCCTTCGCCTTCTACACACAGCGCGTGTTCAAGGCTACCGGTTCTACGAAGATGTACTACAGCGAGGCATCGACCGACCCGCAGAACCAACGCTCGCTTATCAACTTCCGCCACTATTATCTGTGCATGCCTAAGAAGGCCGACGCAGGCGTGGTGATGGTGAGCGGCTATAAGGCGACCGCATGATGAGCAAGCCGATGAAATATCTCGTGATCCACTGCACGGCGACCCCTGAGGGCCGTGAGGTGAGCTCGGCAGACATCCGCCACTGGCACTGTGACCCCGTGAGCAAAGGCGGTCGTGGGTGGAAGCAGGTGGGCTACACCGACCTCATCCACCTCGACGGCAGCGTGGAGCGACTGGTGAAGAACAACGAGGACGCCAACGTGGACGACTTGGAGGTAACAAACGGTGCCGCGGGCTACAACAGCGTGAGCCGCCACATCGTGTATGCCGGTGGCTGCGACAAGAGCGGCAAACCCAAGGACACGCGTACGGCAGCCCAGAAGGAAGCCCTGAAACGCTACGTGCGCGACTTCCATGAGCGTTTCCCATGGATACGCATCGTGGGGCACCACGAGCTGAACCCCGGCAAGGCCTGTCCGAGCTTCGACGTGCTGGCCTGGCTGCGGGAAATCGGCATCAGACAATAATCAAGGTAAAAAGCAATATTCAGGACAACACGGAAAGCGACCCAAGCGATGGACACGATTATGCAGATACTCCAGTGGGCGATACCCTCGGGCGGCATAGGCGCCGCCATCGCTTGGGTGGCCAACCGGAAAGCGAACAATGCCAAGCAGGCCAAGAGCGTCCACGACACATATAAGGCCATGTACGAAGACATCTCGGCGCTGCTTGTAGAAACCCAACGGAAATATGACGACTCAACGAAGCTCACCGAGAAGCTTGTCTCGGAAAACAATCTTACGCGGCGTGCTCTCAACCGCCTTTCGCGCGCCATTGAGGCTATCCAGCTATGTCCTCATGCTGGCTCTTGCCCTGTCAGCGGCGAGCTGTCGCTCAGTGAAGACGGTGACGAGGGAGACGGCGACGGCCGTGGCAAGCGCAAACGACAGCAGCGCAAGGATCCAAATGGTGCGCCGGGTGATGTTGACGGAAGCCGTGAAGGCGGACAGCACTCGGCTGCGCATACCCCTTGACAGCCTGCTGATGCTGCCAGAGGGTGCGAGCTACACTGCGCGCAGCGGCAGGGCCCATGCGAGCGTTTCAGTGAAGCGGACGGGGAATGTGGTCGCTGCAAAGCAGCAGCCTACTGAACCAAGCGGCATGACGGTTTATGTGGAGAGCGGGTGCGACAGCCTGGAGCGTCAGTGCGCCTACTATGAGCAGGAGAACGAGCGCCTGTCTGTGGCGAACTCCCATCTGACAGCCACCGTGAGCACGAAGGAGAAGGAGGAAAAGACCACTCCCCGTGTCTGGTTGGAACTATTAGCGACATTCATAGCCGGGCTGTTGCTCGGCGGAATCATAACCCTTATAACAACAAGAAAATGGACTACAAAGTATTAGACGGCACCGACCTCATCCTCTCATCGATGGGTCACGCCCTTGGCTTCTCGACGGGCTGCAAGGTGAGCACGTCTGCCGAGACCGGCGAGCGCAAGACCAAGGAGGCCAGTTCGGGCAAATGGAAAGAACAATACGTGAAGTCGTTCTCGGAGCAGATCACTGCCGACGGCGTCGTGCTGACGAACGGCACAGACGAGGTGCCGACCTACGACCAGCTGAAGGCAGCCATGCTGAAGGGCGAGCCCATCGACGCAGCCTACAACCTGCGCGACGGCGACAAGCGTACAGGCAAGACCGCCGGCGGCTACACCGGCAAGTATATCATCACGAGCCTTGAGCTTGACGCCCAGGCCGGCGACGACGCAAAGTACAGCATCACGTTGCAGAACAGCGGCCCCGTGACGGCGAAAGGCAGCGGTCTGACGGAAGCGGCAGCATCAGGCGTGGGTCATTAACATCAAAGCATGAGCTATGGAAACAAAGAAACTTTTGAAGCTGACTATAGGCGGCAAGGAATATCCGTGCCGTGTGACGATGGGCGCGATGACTCGCTTCAAGCATGAGAGCGGCAAGGACGTGAGCAAGATGGGCCAGGGCGACATCGGCGAGCTGGTGCTGTTTATCTACTGCTGCGTGAAGAGTGCGTGCAATGCCGACGGTGTGGCCTTCGACATGGACTTTGAGACCTTTGCCGACCATTTAGAGCCTGACAGCGTGAATGCCTTCTACGCATCGTCGGGCGAGAGCGGCGAAAAAAAAACATCACGGCCAGCTCTTCCGAAGCAGGCATAGAAGAGCTTGCGGGCATAGGGATGGGGTGCATCGGGATGAGCCGTGACGACTTTGAACGCTGCACCCCTTCTGAGTTTTACGCCGTGTGGCATCAGTGGCACGAACAGCTGGAGCGTATGGAGCGCGGCTCATGGGAGCGTACACGTACACTGGCCCTTGTGTATGTGCAGCCCTATAGCAAGCATGCCCTGAGCCCTCACGAGCTGTTGCCCCTGCCCTGGGACGAGGAAAGCAAGGACGAGCGCACGGCGAAGCCCGACAGTGCAGAGACGGCCCGTCGCTATGCCGCGGCCAAGCTGCGCAACGGACTGAAATAAGCAACGTAAAAGAATATGTCGAATACAGTAGAATTCCATATCAAGATAAAGGGTGAGGGCAGCAATGTGCTTCACGACCTGACCGTAGAGGCTACCGGACTTGACGACATCATCGCCCAAGTGGGTGAGAATGCCAGCCGGACGGGCGAGCGGCTGAAGGTGATGGCAGCCAAGAGCATGGTGTTTGACGGCATCATCAGTTCGCTGACGACTCTGAAGGGTATCGTTGGCGACATCGTGGCTCCGTTTGACAGCTTCGAGAAGTCGATGCGCTCAGTGAACACCATGGCCGGCAAGGGCGAGGCCGACTTTGAGGGACTGACCGACAAAGTGAAGGAGCTGAGCGCGAACATCCCACTGGCCAGAGAGGAGCTGGCCAACGGTCTGTACCAGACCATCTCTAACGGTGTGCCCGAAAAGAACTGGATGAGCTTCTTAGAGCAGTCGAGCAAGTCGGCAGTCGGTGGTCTGGCCGACCTTGGCCAGACGGTGACGGTGACCTCGACGCTGATCAAGAACTACGGCCTGAGCTGGGATCAGGCCGGTGCCATCCAGGACAAGATACAGATGACGGCGAAGAACGGCGTGACGAGCTTCGAGCAGCTTGGGCAGGCGCTGCCCATGGTGAGCGGCAGCGCGTCGCAACTTGGCGTGTCGATGGACGAGCTGATGGCCGTGTTTGCCACGACAACGGGCGTGACGGGTAACACCTCGGAGGTGGCCACCCAGCTGTCGGCCGTGCTGAACTCTCTCATCAAGCCGAGCTCGGAGGCGACGAAAGCCGCCAACGAGATGGGTATCGGCTTCAACGCCGCCAGCGTACAGGCCGCGGGAGGCCTGCAGAACTTCCTGCTCGGCCTTGACAAGAGCATCACAGAATATTCTGCCAAGACCGGGCAGCTGAAGCAGACCATCTACGGCCAGCTGTTCGGCAGCGCGGAAGCCCTTCGTCTGTTGGGCTCACTGACAGGCGAGCAGAAAGACAAGTTCGCGGAGAACATCGGAGCCATGGCCGACAGTGCCGGAACGATAGACGACGCCTTCAACAACATGTCGAGCACGGGCGAGGCCGTAGGCCAGATGCTGAAGAACCAGGTTCAGTCGATGATGGACTGGGCGGGCTCGATGGCCAGCACGTCCGCCCCGTATATAGAGCTGCTGGCCAACACAGGCCTTGCCATCACCAGCCTGACACAGCTTCGCACGGGCCTGATGACTGTGGTGACCGGATTGAAGGCTGTGAGGATTGCCACACTGGCCCAGGCTGCGGCATCGAAGATAGTGGCAATCGCCTCGAACGCATGGAAGGTGGCGCAGGTAGCCCTGAACTTCGTGCTGAGTGCCAACCCCATCGGCATCGTCATCATGGCGATAGCCGGACTGGTGGCCATCCTGATAGAGGCTTACAACAACTGCGAGACCTTCCGCAACATCTGCGACAAAGTGTGGGCTGCGGTAAAGGACGTGGCGAGCGCGGTGTGGGACTATCTGGTCAAGGCCTTCGAGAAAGCCTCTGAGGTGATCAAGAAAGCCTGGGAATGGGTGAAGGAGTTCTTCGGCATCAAGGACGAGGGCACGGCCAGGCAGACCGCCGACATAGAGCGCAATACCAAGGCCACCAACGCCAACACTTTGGCCAAGACAAAAAACGCCCAGGCCGCACTGAAGAAGAACAAGAAACAGAACGCCCCCGACCCAAGCAGCTCATCGGGCAGCGGGAAGAGCGGAAAGAGTGGCACCACATCCACCCACACAGCGACGGACAAATACAGCGGCACCAAACTCATCGCCAACGCGTCGAGCTACAAGGAGCTGGGCAACAACATACAGTACTACCAGAACAAACTGGAGACCACGAAGGGCACGGAGACCGCCACCATCCGCCTGTATGCCGAGAAAATCAAGCAGCTGCAGGCTCAGCAGGACGCCATCACCCGTCTTCAGGATGCCGTGGGCAACCCGAAGGAGCTGAACACCTTGGACGACATAGACAAGGCCATCTCCTACCAGCAAGCCCTGAGGGGCAGGGCAAGCACCACGGAACTTGCCGGCATAGACCGTGAGATAAGCCGTTTGAACGACCTTAAAACAGCATTTGAACGCAATGCGCACGTGGACGTGGGCATAGACAAGATAACGACCTACCGGCAGCTTGAGAATGAGCTTCAATACTACAATGACCTGCTGAAGACGGCCACTGCGAGCGAGCGCACCGAGATACAGAAGCAGATCAACGCCCTGAACGCCCTGCGTGACAAATGGGACGAGACCTTGGAGGAGCTGAAGAAGCCCGATGACATCTCGCGCCTGGACACCATCGACAGCCTTGACAAGGCCATCAGCTACTATGAGGGCAAGCAGAAGAAAGCGAGTGCGGCTGAGATTTCGGACATAGCCCGCACCATCGGCGCCCTTGAGAAGAAGCGCGACAGCCTGAAACAGCTTGCCCGCCTGCCGGAGATGGAGCAGGAAACGGACCGCTTGGGCGGACTGGGCAAGGCCGAGCTGAAAGTGGAGCTGAAGGCCATCGGCATGGACGGACTGCGCAAACGCATCAAGGAGCTGCAAGACATGCTCTCCGACACAAAGAACCCGATGAGCGCGAGCCAGCGCAAGGAGATGACGAAACTTGTGGCCAGCTATGAGGACTACGAGAAGATCTTGCGGAAGAGCGACATGACGGTGAGAAGTCGTGGAGCAGCATCAAGGGCATCGGCGGCGGCATCAGCTCACTGACCGAGACCTTGCAGGAGAACCGCGGCGCGTGGGCCACCATCACAGGCGTGGTTGACTCGGCGATACAGATATACCAGGGCGTCAGGACGGTGATAAGCATTGTGGAAGCCCTGACAGGTGTCACGCAGGCAAATACTACTGCCACCATAGCACAGATCGCCGCCAAGACCGAGGAAGCATCCATCGACACGACGGCTACAGGCGTGGAGGTGTCCAACAGCGCGGCAAGAGCTGCAGCCTCTAACATTGAGACCACGGCTGATGTTGCCGGTGCTGCTGCCAAGACGATGAAAGCCCATGCCAGCATACCATGGGTGGGAATTGCAATAGGTGCCGGGATGGTGGCAACGTTAGTCGGCATCATGGAGTCTCTTCCTAAATTTGCTGACGGTGGCATTGCTTACGGTCCAACGTTGGGTATTTTTGGCGAGTATGCCGGCGCAAAGTCGAACCCCGAGGTTGTAGCCCCACTGGATAAGCTGAAGGCGCTGATAGGCGACAGCGGCGCGGTGGCCGGCGTGCGGATGAAGGGGAGAGTGAGAGGGCGCGACATCGTGATGGCCATTGCCAACGAGACGCGCATCAACCGCAAGCGAACGAACATAAAACTATAGAGGATGTACATACACGGACAATTCTACAACGAGCTGAACGACCGCATAGAGGTGCTGATACTGACACACGGCGACCGCGGCGAGGAACTGGAGATAGGCGACGGTAAGAGTGGTCTGTACTTCAGCGATGACCCCGTGGAGACAACGAGCGAGGTGAACGACACGTTTGACCACCTGCTGTGCGAGCAGGCCACGGTGCGTTTGCTGACCCGTAACTTCGTGCAGGACTTCTTCTGCTCGTCGTGCAAGGACGCAGTGGTGAACATCTACCGCGAGGGCGTTTGCCTCTTCGCGGGCTATGTGGAGCCTCAGACCTACTCGCAGGACTACAACGAGGAGCTGGACGAGATAGAGCTGAGCTGCATAGACGCGCTGACTGCCCTGCAATATGCGAAATACCGTAATGTGGGCTCACTGGGCGTGCTCTACAGCGTGGTGAAGGGACAGGCCTCACAGCGCACCTTCCTGAGCCTGATGGAAGAGATGCTGGAGGGCGTGGCCGTGAGCCTGGACATCAAGGGCGGACAGCCGACTCACTACTGGTATGACGGGAGCAAGGCCGTGGACGCACAGAGCGCCAACCGCCACGCCATCTTCGGTCAGCTGACCATCAACGAGCTGCTTTTTCTTGGAGACGAGGAGGACGACGTGTGGCAACAGGACGATGTGTTGGAGGAGCTGCTGCGATACCTGAACCTGCACATCATGCAGGATGGTATGGACTTCTACATCTTCTCATGGGAGACGGTGAAGGGCGACAAGGACATCTACTGGCGCGACTTGCTGACGGGCGGACGTCTGACGACGGCCCGCAGCACGACAGACATCACGACGCAGAATGTGGTGGGAACGGAGACAAGCATCAGCATGGGCGAGATATACAGCCAGTTGCTGCTGACATGTGACGTGAAGAGCGTTGAGAGCGTGATCAAGAGCCCACTGGACAACGACCTCGTTTCAAGTCCTTTCTCGAATAAACAGAAATACCTGACGGAATACAGTAGCGACGGTGGGGGGGTGAAGGCCATCGAAGCCTTTGACGCGATGACGCACGGCAGGGTGACCGACTTTGACGGCGGGCGTATCACGGACTGGTACATGCAGGTGATGGACAATGCGGAATGGACCTTTCCCGATAAGGGCAAGAGCAGCCTGATGGCCACCTACGGCGATGGCAACACGAACCAGGAGCGTCTGCCCAACGTGCTGGCCCAACAGCCGGGCGCGGCCATCATCGCCTTTGGCAAGGTGGAGCGGAAGACAGACGGAAAGGACAACTCGCCCGTGTCGAAGGTGGAGATGACGAACTGTCTCTTCATCAGCGTGAACGGCAACGGTGAGGATAAAGACGAGAGCAAGGCCTACCCTAACGAGACCACTCTGAAAGCCTCCATCCCCTTAGCGGAATATAACGGCAACACGACGGGCGGGGTGTTCTCGCCCAACGACGATGAGACGACCAACTACATCGTGTTGAGCGGGAGCATCGCGCTGAACCCCGTGATGGCCCTGACGGACACCTACAAGGCGATATACAACTACACACCGTCGGCAGACGTGATTCCAAATCCTATCTATGGCGGCGGCATCCGGCAATGGTGGCACCGCACTGTGCCGAGCCGCGACAACGGCGACGGCCGTTACTACACCCAGAAATGGTGGAAGGCATCGACACCAGGCACGGAGCCGGAGTGGGACACGGAACGGACGCAAGGCCTCGTTCCGCTGACGGAGAAAGGCCCGGAGGAGTATGAGTTCAAGTACAGCGCCATCGGCGACAGCTCGGACCAAATATCGAAGGTAGGCGTAGTGGCCTGCATGCTCATCATCGGCGACCAATGCGTGGTGGAGACCGGCTCTACGGGCACCCCATCGGACTTTGAGTGGCGGACCTACAAGCAAAGGAGCCAATGCGCGAGCGACGACGAATACTACCAGCAGAGCTTCACCATCGGCTTTGACCCGAAGATAGGCGACAAGTTCATCGGTACGAAATTTGACCTGCAGAACAACATCGACTACAAGATGGGCATCGACGCGGAGGGCATAGCGATACCCATCAGGAAGAAAGATAAGGTAAGCGGTGCGGTGAAGTTTGTCATCCTTGGCCCGGTGAACGTGACATGGGACGTGATAACCCGTCGCCATCCCACCTTCTTCCGCCATACGAAATGGGGCAGCAGCACGGTGGCCCTGCTTCCTCACGTGAGCAGCATCGTGATAGAGTCGTTCGAGATGAAGATATACAGTGACAACGGTCTTGTGAACAACACGGGCGACAAGGACATCGTGTATCTTAGCGACACGAAGGAAACATTCGTGAACCGCAAGGACGACATCAGCTTCAAGATCAGCTCGGCGCTTACCTCGGCAGAGAGCCATGAGCTTGGCGTGACGGACAGCGTGAAAATGAGCACGCCCGTGAACACGCAGACGGGCGGCGGCGTGCTGCAGATATACGACTACACCCGGGAACAGAGCGCCAAGCCTGAGCAACTGTATGTGGACAGCTACTACCAGGAATACCACGCTCCCCGGATAACGATGACACAGAAGCTTCGGGACAAAGCCGGTGAAGGACTTGTGAACCCGCTGCTGCACTACCGCCATCCGGCGATGGGGAGGACATTCTTTGTGCAGGGCATCAGCCGCAGCATCAACGAGGGCTCGGCAGAAATGAACTTAAAGGAGATAGAACAATGATAGACGTCAAGATCATCAGCAAACCCAAGAATGAGGGCAGCACGAGCGCCGTGAACACGGGCAGTACCGCTTACAGCAGCATGGCTGTGAAAGAGGCCGCGCACGCCGCTAAAGCCGACATAGCAGAGACGGCCAAGGAGGCTGATCACGCTGCTGAGGCTGATCACGCTGCTGAGGCTGATCACGCCCTTGTCGCTGAGACGGTGAAGGGAAGCATCGAGAAGACCAAGGAGGCCGACCATGCGAAGGAGGCCGACAACAGCAAGGAGTGGAGTGGACATGAATTTAGCGATTGGCTTGACCAACCTGTGAAAAAAGGTGATGCTGTAGCATTTGCCTCAGTGACGAGTGATGACATGCACTCCTCTGATTCAGACGGCAACACGTCAATGACGGGTAAGGGATGGACGCTGAAGAATGTGATCGATGAGACGGGCAGATACTCGGTGCTTGCGGTGGACAACATCGTGGTGAGGAAGAAGTTAGAGGCAGCAGAACTTGAGATTCATAAGAAAACATACGTGGGTGCTCAGATGATCGCGAGCGACTGGGGACATAAGATTCTGCGCGTGAATCCTATATACTTCGATTATGCGAGCGGCGAGTCGAGTACTATTGGCTTAACGTTGTTCACGCTACCCGTGACAGTTAGCGGTGTCAGGAGAATGGTGGCTTTTGTGGGTAAGGAACTTACAGCCACGGACACCCGTGTAGAGCTGCTTGGCGATGGCAAGGGACTTCTCAACAAAGAACTTGAACAGGCATCGAATGCTTTCAAGGTGTACTTTTGTGAGAGTGACGGAACGGCGAGTGTAAAAGACGACCTTGTTGTGGGTGCGATGGGCCAATGCCAGGAGTTTAATGTCACCGACCGAGTAACCCATAACTTCACCAATTCTTACTATTGGGGTGTGTGCGTGAAGCATGGCGTGGAGGACAACATTCAGATAGGTGGGCATTCAATGCGCTGCGTGTATGGAATCTTTGCGCACACGACAGAAAAGATTACGCTAACAACAGAGGCCCCGGGCCATGAGGGGAAGACCTTCAAATGCTACGGGATGGAGGATGTGAAGCCGAAAGGCTGCACGTTCCCAGTGGCTGGTGATGACATGGTGGGATTCGGCTGCGCCGACCCGTGGCAGGATACTGGCCGGTGCGACGCTATTGTCATAGCGAGCAAGGACGGAGAAAAAAGCGCTCCGAGCGTGATTGCTTACAGTGGGATAGGACGCATGAGAGGAGGTTCTATATTGGAAACACCGAAAGAGGACATCACCGTGCCTGACTATATCGACATCAAGGAGCAGTATTCTCTTCCTTCGGAGAAGGATGATAGTCGGTTGGACTTCCGTGTTAGCAGGAGAGCTGGGAACGTGTTCAAGGGTGATCTGTACTTCAAAGGTGACGACAATAAAATAAAGCCTGTCGGTGAGAGCTATATGCTATCAGCTGACAAGAGCGTGGTGGAGAACGGCGGTAAGCTCTCAATGGTTATTTATTAGGGTGTCCAGTTAGATGTTCCGAGAAACAGAGGCTGATATCACCCGTTGAGTT